GATGTACATAAATCCGCAAGAGAATGCGGGATATAAATTTCGCACACACGGCAGAGAAGCCTAATCGCAAAAATGGTCAGAGAAGACCTTTATAATCGCAAGGAGAATTTAACATGGAAAACGAAACCACGGCAACAATGACCGCTGAAGAGTATGCGGCCGAAATCGCGAAACTTCGCAAAGAGAATGAGAAACTGATGAAGGCGCAGAGTGATGCGGCTTCGGATGTATCAAAACTCAAGAAAGACCTCGCAGCAAGAATGACAGAGCGTGAAAAAGAAGAAGCCGAAAGAAAAGCGGAACTCGACAGAATCATGGCGGATTACGCTTCACTCAAGAAAGAGAAAACTGTGTCGCAGAATAAATCCGGCTTTCTGGGATGCGGATTCGATTCGGCTCTTGCAGACAAGGCTGCCTCAATATTCGGCGAGTATGAAGTCCCAAAAGACTTCTTTGCCCACATCGGAGAGTTCGTTGCGGCTCACGATAAGGCAAGAGATGCCGCGACTATTATGAATACGCCCTCGCCCGTAGGCGGAGGTAACACCGCAACAACACCCACCATCACGAAACAGCAGTTCGCACAGATGGGTTATATGGAAATGCTTAAACTCAAGAACGATAACCCTGAACTGTATGACGAACTAATGAAAAATTAATTTTTTGAAAAAGGAGGTAGCTCACAATGGCTACTACTCTTCTCTCTAATCTCGTCAATCCGCAGGTAATGGGTGACCTTATCGACAAGAAGCTTGTCAATAACATGGTCTTTGCTCCCCTCTGCACCATCGACACCACCCTCGAAGGAAGACCCGGTTCCACCATCACTCTTCCTTACTACAGCTACATCGGAGATGCCTCCACTGTTGCTGAAAACTCTGCTATCGGCTTCACCCAGCTTGTAGCTTCCACCGTATCCGCCACCATCCACAAGATTGCCAAGGGCGTACAGATTACCGATGAGGCTGTGCTTTCCGGCTACGGCGATCCTATGGGCGAGGCTGGATCTCAGGTCGTAAAGGCCATCGCTTCCCAGCTTGACAACGAGGCTCTCGGAGTTCTCAATGCCATCACTGGCGCCATGGTTTATCAGACCGCCGCTTCCACCACTCCTCTTGCTCCCGCCGACATCAACCTCGCTCTCGAGAAGTTCGGTGAAGACATGGACGGCGTTAAGGTTGCGGTAGTTTCTCCCGCTCTTTACACCCAGCTCCGCACCGCCACTGGCTGGATTCCCGCTTCGGAAATCGCTGCCGATATGGTAGTCAAGGGAGCCGTTGGCGAGGCCTTCGGTTGCCAGATTATCGTAAGCAACAAGCTTACCACTCCCGGCACTGCTTACATCGTTAAGCCCGGCGCTATCAAGATTTACCTCAAGAGAGACACTCTCGTTGAAGCAGACAGAAACATCGAGTATCAGAGAACCGACATCGTTGCCACCAAGCACGAGGTTGTTTACCTCTACGATGGCTCCAAGGCTATCAAACTTATGAAGAAGGCTTAATCGCTGATTAAACCTTACCGCAACCGAAAGGAGTATTGAGATGACAAACGCGGAAAAGAGGAGTCTTGTCAAGGCTCTTATCGGGAATGATCCCGAGGCAACTGATACTGTGGTTGATGTATTCCTTTCGGTTGCCAAAAATACCATAATCTCCAAACTGTATCCATACGGACGGGCAGACGAGGATTATTCGGTTCCTTCAAGGTATGAATTCCTTCAGGCGAAACTCGCTTCGAGATACTTCCTCCGCCGCGGAGCGGAGGGAGAAATCTCGCACAACGAGAACGGCATAAACCGCACTTATGGTTCGGTTGACGATGCCGACCTCCTGTCCGAAATTGTTCCGTACGCGGCTGTCGGAGGCTGATATGCAGACACTTGAACGGAATAAGCAGACATTCTACTATTCGCTTTGCCTTGGGCAGACGGATGTGGTAGATGCCAACGGATTCCTCACGGGCGAACACAAGGTGACTTATGCACCGCCCGTTGAAATGAGGGCGAACATATCGGCTTCTCGCGGGACGGTAGACCTCGACCAATTTGGTTTGAATGCAGCCTATTCCAAAACGATTACCATAGCCGGGAAGACACCTATCACGATAGGCACGATACTGTGGATCGGCTTTGGAAATTGGGTACAGGAAGACTGGGAGACCACTCCGCACAACTATGTGGTGACCGCAGTTGCGGAAAGTCTGAACTCGACCACGATAGCAATCAAGGAAGTGAATGTCTCTTGAAGACAATCGTAATTCGAAAGCTTACAACGGCTGAAATCGATAAAGCTCTCAAGGAACTCGAGGAGTACAAGAGATGGGTGAAAAAGAAAGTCTCCGTCTTTATGCAACGCCTCAAGGATGAGGGACTCACGGAATTGAGTGTGAGGTGGGCAAGCACGTTGTATGACGGCATTGATGCTTCACAACTTTCAGCCGAGGACACTGCCAATGGTTTCAACTTAATGGCAAGCGGACAAGCCGTTTGTTTCATTGAGTTCGGAACAGGCGTGCATTTCAACGGCAATGGCTCATATCCCGGAGAGAAACCCGAAGGGGTTGTCGATATCGGAATGTATGGCTACGGCTACGGAAAGCACGATTATTGGTTTTACCACGGCGATCCGAATTTTGCAACTGCTGGCGGTACAGCCGCCAATGGTAAGAAGAACACCGTTATAACACACGGAAACCCCGCAAATGCGCATATGTACAACACCACAAAGTGGATTAAAGAGAACTTCGTGAGAATTGCCAAGGAGGTATTCACATCATGATTGACATCGAGTCAGCGGTTTACACAGCCGTACACAACGATATCAAGGCGGCTTATCCCGGAGCCGATATCTCTTCGGTTTATGTAGAACTTCCCGCGAAGTTCCCTCACATAACAATTGTTGAAACCGACAATGCGACCTATGGTGCATCAGCGACTCTCGATGAGAGGGAGAATCACACCCGACTGATGTATCAGATAGATGTATACTCCAACAAAACCGAAGTGGCGAAGAGCGAATGCAGAGGCATCATGAAGATGGCCGATGCAAAGATGCTTCTCCTCGGTTTCACACGCGAGTCAATGTCACAGACCCCCAACATTGACCGAAGCCTATACCGCATCACAGCGAGATATACGGCAGTTGTGAGCAAGGGTGTGACAAATGGGGATAACATAACCCATTTCATTTACAAGTCTTAAGGAGGCTTACAAATGGCGCTTGAAATTACCACCGTAGGCGCATCGGTTAAGTGGAAGGTTGAAACCACCGCTGGCACTATGCCGACTTCCTCTTACACCGTACTGCCGAATGTAAACACTGCTCCCGAGATTTCCCTTGATGTCGATGCTCTCGATGCTTCCGATATCACGGATCTCATCACAAGATATGTTCCGGGCAGACAGGATCCCGGCGGAGCGAAGTCCTTCACTCTCAATCATACCGAGGCGGCTATCACCGCTTGGGAAGCTCTCTGCACTGCCGCCAAGACCGCTTGGGATGATGGCAAGCAGACTGTGATTGAGTATGCCTTCCCCGGAGCTACCAAGTCCTTCTTCTTCGCCATCTATCCGATGAAACTCGGAAGCGCTGGCATCGAGCAGAACTCGGTTGATACCATCCCGGCTTCGTTCATCGTAACCGATGTATACGGCTGGAAGGCAAAGTCCACCTAATTGACCGTTTTGTCCACCCACAGGGCGGTGCTTTCTTCCTCCCCAAAGCCGTGTGGATAATCCCACGGTGGCGGGAGGGAGACAACAAAAATGAGGAGAAAGAAAATGAGCAAAACGAAAATCACATTTGATTATGAGGGCAAGGGTTATACCCTCGAATTCACAGCCGACTCCCTGAAGAAGATGGAGAAGAACGGCTTTAATTTCTTCGATGTAGACAAGAGGATTCTTTCGGTTCCCGAGGAACTGTTTGAGGGCGCATTCATAGCGAACCACCCCGAGACTCCGAAGACCATCCGTGAAGAAATATACAATGCTTTGACAAATACTTGCGAAGATGGAACTGCACTTAACGAGGCACTTTCCACTATGCTTTCCGAAGCAATCGATAGCATCACCAATCGTTCGGGAAACATAAAGTGGAAGATGGTGAATTAAGCGTTGTAGCGCCACCTTCCGATAAACATAAAAAAACTTACGGCGAGATACTTGACGAATTGTGTGTGTT